AGTGAAGTTGAGAGCGACTCCTGATACGCCTTGGATCGGCTCTTGACCAGCGGCCTCGGCTTCCACTCAAGCGATGCATAGCCGCCCACCCACGGGTTGTTCCACTCAAGCGGCTTCTCAATCATCGGCAGGAACATCGGCTCAAGTGATTCGTGGTACTCATGGCACGACTTGATCCAGTTGCGGATGTCCTTCGATGCCTGAATGATGCAGTAGCGGCGACCACGGGCATTCAACTTGGTGATGATCTCGACCACGTTGGTGCGCGATGCCAGCATCTCAATCAGCAGCAGACCCACCGCCAGCGCATCGGCCTTGGCCCAACGCTTTGTGACGAGATCGACTGCCTTGGCCGCCTCACGGGCGAACCTCCGCTTGAACTTCTGACCCACCTTCTTGTAGGTCTGCTTCTGAACCTTCCGCAGGAAGTCGGGGTGTTCGTCGGCCAACTCGGAGAGCAGCACCTCGTCCTCAATGGCACGGCCCACGGCGATGCAAGTCCCGGTCAGCATCCGCTCAGCGGAGAGCGCGTCGATGACCACCTTGGAGGCGATGACTGCTGCCTTCTGCGGACTGATCTGCTGAAGGAAGGGAACGCAGCGATGCCTACGCCCCGGCCCGGTCGAAGCCTTGGCAAGCCACGATTCGATCTCGTTGGCCAACTCGGTGGTCGCCCTGTTGAGGAGCATCCGACCGGGGATGGTGTTGCTCTCTGCGTTGATCTCGGTCGCCTTGGCCTTCCTCGCGGAATACCTCTGCTTGCCGAGTTCAACCATTTCCTTGTCGAGTTTGCTTTGTCTCATGGTCTAGTCGCTAGACGAAGCATACCACAAATAAAAACCCTCCATACCCAATTACGGGTACGGAGGGCTCGAAAGGAAAGGAGAACGCCGTGACTAGCGGCGACCCCAATCTTATCAGGTCAATGCGTAGTCGAAGTCCTTTCGCAGCATTTCGTCAAAGGCCATGACGCGACCGGGTCGCTCGACGGGGTTCATGGTCTTGGCGAGATGCGTGTACGCAGCCTGAAAGTTCCACAGGCACATCGACTTGGTCTGGTAGTCGAACTGCGGGGCGACCGACTCCTCGTAGAAGTCAAGCATCTGCGACTTGGGCAGGATGCCACGCTGAGCCAGCCGGATGGTGAACGCGGACAGGTCGTTGGTGCCCACGGTGACCTCCTTGAGCCGCTCCTGCTGATCGTGGTACCCGTTGACCTCGTCGTAGAAGGAATCGACCGCCTTGGAGATGAGGACGGGCAGACGCTCCCAGACATGGGTCGTGTGCTTGGTACGCAGGATGTGATCAGCGACGATCAGTCCGTTGCTGCACACGAACACCTTGCCGCCGAAGATGATCCGGGCAGAACAGGTCTTGTCGTAGGAGTTCATCACGGCGACCGTCCATGTCATGCTGCCGCCCTGCTCGGGGAGGTTGACATGGGAGACCTCCATGCTGCTGACGAACAGCGGACGCTTGCGGTGAACCTGATGAAGGTCGTTGCTCGTCTTGTACCCGTGGAAAGTGAATGCCTGTCGGACTCGTTCCCACAGTTCCTCCTGAGAAACCGGGCAGTAGGTCTCGGTGGGCTCGGGCACGGGGATGGACGCGATGTCCTTGAGGTCACGGTAAGTCTTGCGGGGAGTGCGAAGCGTAGTCATGGCTTGAACCTTTCTAGTTGCTAGACATTGGGCCGCCGACGCGGCTTGAACTTGAGACACTTGTCGATGAATGCGGACTCGTTGTCCGTCATCCACGACTCGTACTGGTCAACCCGCCACACAACGAGCGAGGCGAAGTTGAAGGCTGACTCCTTGTCGCCATTGCTGACGTACTCGGCAACCTTGGCAATGGAGTCGGTGATCAGGAAGCGTGATGATTCCATGTGTGCATATTACCACCAACAACGATTTTGTCAATAGGGGAAAGCGCGTGTTTGGGAAAGCCACGGTATGCGCGCCCCACCGTGGGATCGAAAGGTTCAGGACTTGGTGATGCCCGAGAGTCGCTCAACGATGGAGTCCACGAAGCAGTCGCGGAACTCCTTGTTGTTGACGAACTGGGTCACCAGTTGCAGGGCGATCTGCTTGTGGTTGATGTGTGCCGACCAGTCGATCTCATCCGCCGCACGGGAGGCGAGGTCATCCATGTCGATCCGACCGACCACATCGTCCATGTCGATCTCGTCAACCATGTCACGGGCGATGTCGGTGAGGTCGATGTTGTTAGCGATGATCCGAGCCACCTCGTCGTGGTCGATGTCGATCTCACGGGCGAGGTCTCCCATGTCGATGTAGGAGGCGACCTCGGAGGCACCCATCTGATCTCCGATCTTCGCGGCAAGGTCATCACCGCGCACATCCACGATGCTGTTGACGAGGCTGTCGCCGTGGTTCTCCATGACCTCCTCGGCAATACAGGCGGCATCGACTCCGAACGGCGACTTGGGGTCGAACAGCGGAGCGGACGGGGGAGTCAGAACAGCCTTGAGTTCGCTGATGGACTCCGCAGACAGAGTGACGTTGAGAAGCATTCCATTCCTTTCGTTTCGGTCTAGTGACTAGACCAGTCGTGTGAAGACAGGGGACGATCCCCTGACTGAGTGAATCCTATACGAGGATCCTGATTTGTCAATAGATCCCGGCGTAGTTCTGAACCTTCTTGTCGAGAGCATCCTTGATGCGGGTGTTGATCTCGTCAATGGAGTTGTCCATGAAGTCGAGCAGCCACTTGGGACGGTTGTCCCCGTAGTTCCAGACGCGCTCGGTCTTGGCGGTCAATTTGGTGGCACGGATCAGCACGGCCTTGGTATCCACCAGACCCTCGTCATCGTTGCCGATGAACACGGAGGTGCAGTCGTACAGCAGCGTGTAGAACGCCGAGTCTTGGTCGAACACGAAGTGGAGGTCGAACTTATTGGTATGTGTCATTGTCGGGGCTTTCTTCGATGATGGTTGCGATCTCAGCAAACGAGAGTTGCTGATCGTCGTTGAGGTCGGACACGGTGAAGTGATCGTCGGATTCGTAAACGAAGAACGAGGGGTTGTCATGCGTCAGTCCTGCCCAGTTCATCACAACGGGAGCGAGGAAGTCGTAGTAATACGTCGGCTGCTGCGGATCGTACCGAACGAAGTAGTACAAGCCCAAGGTCTTGTCCCACGACACTCCCTCATGCTCATGCTCCTGCACGAACAGGTCGCACAGGACACCGAGGGCACAGTAGCAATCGTCCTCTCGGAGATGACCACACGACTGACGGTACTTGCCACTACGGAGTGCGGCAACCCAACGCTTCTTGATCTCACGGTTCATTGCGATTCCTTTCAGCCGTGGTTGTTGTGATCGGTGCGAACGATTCCCATGATGGTCGGGATGCCATCCTCGCCATCGTGCATTCGGTATGCCTCCAAGAGAGCGTCCGCTGCCTCTTCGCATGTAAATCCGAACACGACATGCTTCTGCTGTTCCAAATCTCCGAAGACGATGGTGAATCTGTACTCGTTCATACCATTTCCTTTCTGTCTAGTGACTAGAGTCAAACACGAACGACGAACGGGGAAGCCAAGTTGATCTTGCCCTTGGCACGGAGGCCGACGATGCAGCCGGGAGTGTCCATGATGCGTAGGTCCGACTGGTCGCCGTCGATGACATGGAAGCCACGGTACGACTCGGGGAGCGGGTGATCCTTGGGCTCAGCGAACACAACGGCAGCGTTGCCGCCCATCTGCATGAAGGTCTCGCACTCGTACCAGTTGTGCCCCGAGAACGACAGGGTCAGGTCTGCACCCTCCCAGTCGGGGTTGAGCGAACGCACGGCACGGTCGAACGACTTGGTGTAGTCGTAGTTGTGCGTCGAGAACCAGTAGATCTGCGGGGCAACATACTCCCACGGGATGTCCGAGAGGACATTGGAGCGGAAGGCGAACTTGAGCCCGTTGTTGCCGTGCTTACGCTGTGCAGCCTGAAGGTCAAGGAACAACTTGCGGAAGAACTCGTAGGGATGATCCATGAGGAACCGAGTCTTCCTGATCCGGGCCTCCTGAACATTGGAGAACCGGGATCGACCGGAGGTGATGCCAAGGCAAGCCGCCTCGCACTCGGGGCTGCGCCACGGGCAGAGTTGGTAGCCAGAGGCACCCGCAGGGGCAAGCGTCAGCCCGTAGATGGGCACGGAACCCTTGGCCAACTTGGCATTGGCACCGGGCTCGGTCAGCAGGGAGTTGCGCCACAGGGCACGGAACGGGCGAATCTGAGGGCCCGGACGGGGCGATTGCATGCAGCGGCGGTGATCCTCGTATGCCTTGGCTGCGACCTCACGGATGAGGTTCCAACGAGGAGCGATGGCAGAGTTGTTGAGAACGGTCAGAGCAGTAGTCACGGTCGTGTCCTTTCGAGTTTGGTCTAGTCGCTAGACCGGATTGGAGAAGAGGGCAGTCGCATTGCCCCCACGAATCAGTAGCCTAGTCGAGGAATCCGAATTGTCAATCCCTGATGTGGGTCTCGACCCCGACATCCACCATGCGGAGATCGTCGTAGCAGTCGAACACCAGATCAGCCAACTGAGCCTCGGTCTTGACATCGTCCCCAACATACAGGGCGAAGTCCTCGTCCCACTTGAAGTCCTCTCCCGGCTCGTCAATGAGGGCGATCCTCATGGTGACCGGGTCGGAGTCGAGGGATTCCACGGTGACCCACACGAACGGGGTACCGGAGGGTTCGTGGATGTGAACAGCCAACTTGTTGCTGAAGTTACTCATGGCGTGTCTCCCTTTCAGAGGATGTGGACGGTCTTGATGTCGAGGTTGGGATCTGCCGAAGCCACCGAAACAAGCAGATTGGCGAGATCATCCGGCGACACATGGCCGATGACATCGTCGTTGCTGATGCCTCCCAAGCGAGTCATGCGGATCGGGCGACCGTCCTTGTGGGTGACGAGAACCTCAGCCGTCTTGGAGCACCGCCTGTGGTAGTCATCAAAGTTCATCTCGCCCTTCTTGACACGGTTGCCGTACTCGGAGTACGAGAACTCATGCCAGATCACCGAGACATGGATCCCGTTGGCGAACTGAATGGAGAACCCGTTCTTCTCATGGGCGAGGAGGTGGGGCTGCGTGGACAGGTCGTTCTTGTTCATGGCATTCTCTCTTTCTGTCTAGTGACTAGACTGGTTCAGGACTGACGATTGGGGAAGATGATGTTGTCGTTGATCCAACGGTACAGAGCCTTGCAATCCCGGATGGTGTTGTCAGCCACGGGCGACCCACCGACCATCTCGTCGCGATACTTGATGAGGACGTACGAAATCCATGCCTCGTTGATCCAAAACTCACGGAGCAGACGGACAGCCTCAAGGTCGAGTTCGATGCCCGAGCCCGTCTTCGTGGACGGATCCACGGTCGGGACGAGATCCTCAATGAGCGAGTCGATCCGGTTGCGGACCTCCAACTGGGAAGGCCCATAGGTGACCCGGCGAACGTCCTCAACGAACCGCTCCACAGCCCGAGTGGGCGTATGGTTGAGGTACTTAGCCGACTCCCTGCTGAGACCGTCGAGCCAGTTTTCCAACTGCTTGCCCTCAATCGGGTAGCCCTCGTTCATCAGGCTCCAAGCGGCTTCACGAATCATTTCACAGTTGCCAGTCATGTCGTTCCTTTCGTCTAGTGGCTAGACAGATCGAATCCGATCCAACGAGGAAAGGACGGATCTCTCAGCCACAACAGAAGATTACCATGGGATTCCCTATTGTCAATACCTTTTTGATCTACTCATTGGACATACTATAGTCCATACCTAGGTAATACTTCTACTAGTCTTCTCTCTTATACCTGTATTAGGATCTAATATAAGGACTATAAGGGTAGACCTAGGTATATACCAAAGTCAAACCAAAGGGGAGACCTCGACATGGTCGAAGAGCGTGACCGCCGGGATAGTGAATGTGATAGTGATTCGTGTCTAGCGACTAGAGATGACCCGGACTAACTGACCGGACGGTCTAACACCAAGGAAGGGTCGCGGTCGAACACGGTCGGTCGAATCGGGATAGTGAACGGGACAGCGGCGGCGCAAAAAAATGGCGACAAAAAAAAACCCGGCTGCCCACGATGGGCAACCGGGCTTTGTCTAGCGGCTAGACCTAGGCTTTACTTACCCGCCTTGATCTTTGCAATAGCCGCCATCAGGAGGTCGATGGCCGCGTCCCGGTTCCCGCCGAACTTCTTGGCGCGGGATGCCAGAGCGGCGATCTTCTGCTCGCGCGTCTTGCCGCTCTGGGTGCCCTTGGACGATGCCATCTGCTGCCCGTCCATGAACTTCCGCGCCTTGCCGATGTCGATCTTGCCGCGCGTGTTCCTGAGGTCGGGCTCGTTCACCAGAGCAGTAGCGACCATTGCCATTAGTTCCGGCTCCTGCTTCCCGTGCGCGTGAACGATCTTGAGCCCGTCCATGGTGAACGGAGCGAGATCGATCTTCGCGCCCTGCAGAGCGACCATGGCGGACGCGCTCTGGATCCATCCGTAGCAAGTCGAGGTCGCCTTGCCGCCCACCGCCAGAGTCGACAACAGGGAGTAGCCGAACGCCTCCCGGCTCTGGAAGCCTAGGCTCTGGTGAATGTCCATGCGGAAGAGGTCGCAGAGGGCACCGATGCCGCGATCCGCCGCCGCGTTGGCGTTCTCCATCTCAGTCCGCACCGTCACCGCCGCCGCCGTAGCCGCCGGGCTCCAAGCCTTGTCGGTCTTGATGCTGCCGTCCGTGCCGATCACCAGTCGCAGGTTCGCCTCGGGCTTCTGGGGCTGCTGAGCCTTCGCCGTCTTCGGCTCTGCCTTCTGCTTCGCCTTCGGCTCGGGCTTCGCGGTGCCCTTGGATGCCTTCGGCTGGGTCGTGGTCTCCGGCTGCTCAACCTTGACGATGGTTCCGGCGGTGCCGGGCTTCGCTGCTGCCGTCTTCGGAACGTAGGTCGTTCCGGCGGGACCGTGGACGGCGATCATCTCAGCGGGCTTCTTCTTGCTAGCCATGGTGGCTCTACCTTTCGATGCCTCTTCTGGGTCATCCGCCGCTCGGCAACACGCCTTGCATCCGGTGCCCTTCTTCGAGGCATCCGCATTAGACCATGGAGTGTCGTTCCCGTCAACCCCTCCGGCGGGATAGTGGCTGGGTGCCGGGCTCCCCAGAGTGACAACGAAACGGGACGGGAGAGGGACGCGCCTTGTCTAGCCGCTAGACAACCCCTCCGCCTCCCTTCGGCGGCCTCATTGCATAGCCAAAGCCTACCCAATGCACAGCAATGGGCTTATGCAATGGCTATGCAATGGCGCACTTTCCCGCTCATGGGCAACCGGCGCACCCCCACGGGGGGAAGCGCGGGTCAATCAATCAATTAAACCCTCTCAGATTTTTTTCCCAAAACCACCCGGCTCTCCCATGTGGGACTCCGGTTACCCACACGGCCCCCGAGGGGCATCCTGTCTCACGGGCACTTTTAGATCAATGGGAGAGGCGGGAGTCGAACCCGCACGGCCTAGGGCCAACAGGTTTTGAGTCTGTCGCGTCTGCCAGTTCCGCCACAATCCCTTCCAAGGGCCCTAGGATGCCCTAGGATCGATTCCTTGGGTCAGGACGGGTCTGGAGTCATCTTCGTCGCCCGGATCGTTCTGGGGGCATTCTGGAGCCCGTGGCTTCAAGAGGTCCGGGTTGGACGAGAAGATTTGGCTGAGGGAGACCTCCAGAGTCCTGATCTTGGATTCAGACAACCCTAGGTCATGTACTTCATTCACCATTTCCAAGACCTCATGTAGGAGAGTACTAGAGTACATAGTACCCTTTAGTTCCTCTGAGATATGGATTCTAGGAGAAGGAAAGAAGAAGAATTCACCAAACTCATCTTTGGGCATCTTCATGGTTATTACGGGGATCTCGTAAGGAAACCACTTGATGACCATGGCATCTCCCTAGCGTTTGGCTCTGTTGACCGACTTGGGCACGATCCGAAGGTTCGACATTCGATTGTTCCTTGGATTGCCGTCCTTGTGGTCGATGTCCTTGCCGTCACCCTTGCGGACCCTGCCGTGCTTCTCAAGTTTGCGGCGGATCTTGTTCCGGGAAGCCCGATCCTTGCGGTATTCGGGGGTACCGTGGTACTTACGGTATTCCTCTTTGTAGTCTCTGGCCATTACTTAAATCCAATACGCATTTGGGCGTAGGTCTTGGGATCGATGGTGGACTTTGACTTGGGCCGACTGGTTCCAGCAGCCTTCCGTGCATTGATGTTGGCGTACAGTCCGGGCTTGCTCTTCTTGGGAACCTTGGGCATTAGTCACCTCGGGTAGGAATCATTGCAGCAGGGGAAGAGCCGCTGTTGACGGACATCCGCTTCTTCAGAACCTCGACAATGCCCATGAACTCTTTCTTCTGAGAACTGGGAATCTTGGTCAGAATCCCCGGAGCGGCTTCAACGGCCTTCTTGTACTCCGGATTATCGCCACCGCCTTCCCAGACACGCTTGGAGGCGCGTTCGGTGAACTGCTTTGCGTAGGTCCGAGCAAAGTTTTCCAACTGATCTCGGGAAAGTTCCTTCTTGATCTTCATCTTATCGGATGGCATTGTTGTTCTCAAAAGTGGAAGTTAAAGTTCTTGATTGCCGATGTTGCAGTAAGAAATAACTATAGAAATTTCTTACCAAGCACGGCAAGACCAGTACCGAGCCTTGGTCTTGGGACCGGGGTTGTCGCAGTTGTGTCTAGCCCGGAAGTTCTTCCGGCGACCCGGCTCGTTCTTTCGGATCTTCATGTTGGGGTCTCCGAAGCGGACCACCTTGGTCTTCTCCCCGTCCTTGACGCAGACGGCAGACTTCTTGTTGCCGCCGGGGGTTCGCCACGGCTTGTTCAGGGCCTTGCCCTTGCAGGGACTAGACACGCATGACCTCCAAGATCTCTTCGGGGACCATTTCCTTCAGTTCGCGCATGGCCTTGGCCAACGCTTTCGCCTCGTTGATGGAATCCTTGCTCCTTAGATGGTCCTCGTACCTCAGGATGGCCAGACAGGCGTGGTGGACAATCAGGGTGGCCCACTCGTAGTCCTCGTCGCGCTTCGTCACATCCATGTGGTACCTCTGGGCTTGCGCCCGATGGCGTGTTCCATGAACCGTTCCAACTCGGAATCCAGCAGATCGGCCTTGCGGATGGCCATCTTTCGGTTGACATCCTGAGCCATCTGCTCCACCCAGAAGCCCACGGCCATGCTGAGGACATCCAGACGGTCATCGTAGGCCAAGGCACCCTTGGTACGGGTAATGCGGCTCATCTGCCACATCAGGCTGTACTGGAGGGACTTCTCGGAGGCGTACTGCTTGGTGGACTCATAGTCGTTCCGGATCACCCCGGTGTCGATGACCAGACGATGCTGGTTCATCACGGGCTCCAAGGTGTCAACGATCCGGCGTTCCTTCTGGATGTTGTGCCGGATCTCCTCCACCGTGCAGGGATACTGCTTCAGGAGGTAGGGCTTCAGCAGTTCCGAGAACATGCCGTCACCGAAGTTCGACTCAACGATGATCTTGTTGACGGCATTGGACTTGGCGATCCGGACCAACTGCTCCATCGTCCCTGCGTCATACCCGCCACGGAGACCTCCTGCAGCGGTGACATACAGGAACCCGTTCAGCATCTTCACGATCGCATAGGCGGTCTCGTTGTCGCCGCGACCCGAGGGGTCAATGGCCATGATGCCGCCCTCGTAGGGGATCCACTTGCCATGGATGTCCATCGGACCGTAGTATCGGTCTCCGTTGAACCCAACGCAGGGGATGTCCTTCACCACATTGCCGATGTTTGCTGCCCAGATCGGCTTCTCGGGGGCGTTCTCGGGGTTCAGACCCAGCACAATCAGGTCAGACAACTTGAGCGGGTACCTATCGGCATCGCTCAGGGTGCTGTCGAGCATGAACTGGAGGGCGAACCCGGTGCGCCCGTAGGACGCTTCTCGCTCCATCAGGTCAATCGCGTTGAAGCGTCGAGGATCGGTGGGCTCGCCCTCCTTGCCTTCGACCAGCATCGGGGCCAACTTGCCTCCGAAAGCCGTCCTAAGCCTCGCCTCGGGGTACCTTGCTGGCCAGATCCGGGTGTCGTAGCCCTTTTCATGCAGCCCGTGGTAGATCGACTGCTCCGTCTGGGGGGTACCGAGGTAGATCACCTCTCCACCCGGCTTCAGGACTGCCTCAAACTCCGCGATGGAGGCCAGCAACTTGTCGCGCATCAGGAAGGTAGCGGAGTTGTTGAGACTCTCCACATCGTCCGCAATGATCAGGTCTGCACGGCTGCCCGTGATCTGGGAGGTGATTCCCTTGGACACCACGCTGGGAGCCTGAGAGGCAGGGGCAGGACCGACATCGAAGGCGATCTTGGAGTTGCGCTGGTCTTCCCGAGGCTTCAGGTGCTGGCAGATCGGGATCTCGTTGATCAGCCTGAGGGTGAAGGTACTGAAGTCATCCGCCCGTTGCTTGGAAGCGGATACCACCAGCACGTTCAACTTGGGGTTGTGCAGCAGCCTAAAGACCACATAAGCACTAGTAAGCCAACTCTTGCCCACCCCACGGAACGCTTGGATGACGCGCCTCCGGGGGCCCTTCTGGAGATACTGGCCGATGTCCAGTTGGATGGGTGTCGGCTCGGGCAGACCGAGGTGGTCCCACGCCAAGAAGACGAAGTTGCGAAAGTCCTTGAGTTTTCGTTCAAGTTCGCTCACGCGGCCTCTTCATCGAACGGCATGATCTGGGCAAGGTTCAGCATGGGCTGGCTGACATCCGGAGCGCAGTCAATGCCGTTGTCCTTCAGGAACTGACGGGCGACATTGAGTTCCGCCGAGGTTGCAGACCCATCAGCGATCTTCCGCAGAAGTTCCTCTGCCAGAGCGTTGTGGATCTGTTCTAGGATCTTCTTGTTCAAATGAATACCCTGTAGGGAATCGACGGAGGAGGGTCAACAAGAGGCAACTCGTCCTCCTGCTCCTTCGTCAACTCAAACGACACGCGGATGTTCGCGTGGTAGCGGTTGTCGCCGGG